TAATATATAATAAAATTAATAAAAATAAAAGGGAGTGGAGACTAAGCTCCACCCTCTTTTAAATATAAATGCTTAGTTTAATAACATAAAGTTATTTGCACCTTGAGTAATTAAACATCTTTCAGATAAATAATGTACTTGCATCGCGTCTAACGCTGATGTAGCTGCTCCAACAGCACCAGTAACCCATGTTTTGAATTTTCTGTTATCTGTTTGCGAAGCTCTATAACGAACATGTAAGAAAGGACGTTTAAGGTTCTTTCCTAGTGATTGATCGTAAACTGAACTAACTCCAGCCGGAATAAATACTCCTCTTATTGCATTAACAGTATCCATAGCGTTAATAGCACCTCTTGTAGCTCCATCATTTAGATATTTCCAATCAGATTTGTAGAAATCGTAAGAACCTCTACGGAATCCTGAGAAACCTAAATTAAGTGCCATGTTTTCTGAGTTGTCGAATACTCCATAAGAAGTACCACCACCACCATAAGAATTCATTGAAGCTAACATATCATCAACTGCTAAAGCAGTACTTCTGTTTAAGAACAACATGTTTTCTTCAATCGCTCCTTGATTATCAAATTCAGCTAGAATTAAATCAAATTCTGCTAAATCCAAAGGTGGAATTCCAATGATACCAGCTGACGCATTACCTCTAGTTTCAACTGCTTCAAATAATCCCATTGTACCAAAAGCACCACCAGTAACAATTGCTTGATTTGCATTAAGGAATGAATCAATTCTAGATTGCGCTATATTACCTTCAACAGATTCAATCATTGCCATTTCTAAGTAATCAGTGAATCGCATTCTAGTTTCACCTTCAGCTTTTAAATACCAAAGATAACCATTTTGACCGTCTTCTCCGGTAGTTTCAATCCAACCAATTTGAGCAGTATCAGATCCAGAGATGTGATAATAATCTTTTATGATAATTGGTTTGTTACTAAAAGATGTAAAGATTGGTTCGTTAGCACCATCTGCATGTGTGTTTCCAGCTCCATTATAATCATCACCTTTTCTGTATTCAGAGCCATAAACTAACACTCTACAAACACCAGCTGCGAAACCAGCATTAGTTAAAGTTGTTACTGCATTTGTTGCGTCGTAAGGTGTAACGTCTAATCTACCTGTTCCAGCTGCAACATCTGTAACAAGACATCTAATAGTCGTGTTTGCATCGGCTAATAAGATCATATCATTAGTTCTAATACCATGATCGTTTGTTGAATATATATTGGTTGATGTATTACCATCTATATCAGATGTAATATCTATTGTACCACCATTAGTACTACCACCAACGGCTGTTGCCATTGTTGAAGCGCTAATGATAGCTGCTACATAAGATAGATGTAATCTACCCTGTTCTGACCAAACAACCTGATCAGAGGTCATTGGTTCTTCTGCACCGACTTGAGATAAAAATCCACTAATAGTTCTGTTTCCAAAAACTTCAGCTTCTTTTTCCATCAACTCAGGCAGGTATTGTTGTCCCCAGTTCGCGCTTGCAGCGGCTACGGACGTAAAATCGATGTAATTTGAGGCTAGTGTCGACTGATAAGGAGCCGGCACGCTGTTCAAATTAGCACCTGGTGTAATTGCCATTTTGTTTTAATTTTAAATTGTTATTTACTTTTGTTTTTAATTTTAAACTTAAAATCAGAAGAATCATCACCTAACACTCTAAACTTCATACCACCAGCTTTTATCTCACCATGTGATTGTCTAGGATTCATATTTACGTTCTTGGCTTTTGCAACACTATCTTTCATAGCATCGGTTTTACCTTGTTCATAAAAATGATTTGCAACAGCGTCTGCATTCATAGCTGTGTAAAGAGATTTATGATAACCTTTAGCATCTTCCATCACATTATTTTTATTCAAAAACTTTTTGACAAAATTATTGATGTCACTTTGGGTTTCTTTGACTCCATTCGCATCTTTGACATTAAACCTAAATTTCTTATCTCCGACATTATATTCAAAACCTTTGAACTTATCGTTAAAAACATTATCTGTTTTTTGTAAGAATGCAGATTTAGCAGCGTTTGCTGTTTTCTGATTTTCCTCTGTTTCTTTGTTGTACCTATTAAAGAAATCAACTGCTTTCTGTTGCTCACTCGTGAGTTTTGAACCAGCTTTGATATCTTCATAGTATTTGGATTTGTTCTCTTCCAGTTGAGTTTTAGCCTCGGCAACTTGCTCTTTTAAGGCTAATTTTTTTCTTCGTATATCTCTTTCGTCGTCTACTTCTTCGTCGTAAGAGAATGTATCTTCCATAAGGAAGTTAATTTCTTCGTTGTTTAAATGAGGTTTTGTATTCGTGTAATACTCTTTTAACAAAGCTTCATCATTTAAATTACTGTAATCTTTATTAAGTTTAACGTAATCATTTATATCACCACCAGTTTCCTCTATAAAATCCATTAGTTTTTGGATATTTTCTGGGATAGGTTTTCCAGTTGCTTCTGCTTCTGCTATAACTTCTTCAATTTGTTCTTGAACTTCTTCAACTTCTTCGTTTGTAATTTCTTCTAAAACAGGTGTTTCAACATTTTCTTCTGTAACTTGTTCAACAACCTCTTTTTTATCAGTTGTTTCTTCAACAATCTTTTCTTGAATCTCCTCGGTTTCTGTGTTATCAACTGGTTGTACATCTTCTTTTATTTTTGGTGGTGGTTTACTTAAATCAACTTTGATAGGTTTGTCATCTTGACTAAGTCTTTTCATTTTTGGTTTTTTCTTAATCTTAATTTTTTCGACTGTATTGTCTACTTTTGGTCCTTCAGTAGTCTGTTCTACCTGTTTTTCTTTTTTTTCTGCCATAATAAAATATTATAAAATTAATAAAATTATCTAGGTTCAAATGCTCCTAGATCGAAATCACCACTAATCACATCATTACCTGAAGATTCAAAGTTTTTAGGTGGTTTTTCTTTTTTTCTTTGATCAATCATTTCTGATTGTTGTGTAGCTTGTATCTTTGTTCTTTGATCTTTACGATCTTCTTTTTCTTTATCTCTACCTTTAACAGTTTCCATTTCTGCCTGCCTCAACTGCATGTTATACATAAACTCTTGCTCCATCAATTCTTTTTTAAGGTCAGCTTCTAAAATTAATTGATTAGCTTTTAATTGTGCTTTATTTTGTTCTAATCCCATTTCAGTTTGAGCAAGTTCTTGTGCTTTTTGTGTTTCGGCCTGTGCTGCTACTATTGTAGCTTGTTGATTAGCTTCAGATTGCATCTGCATGTTCTGTTGTTGAATGGCTTGATCTTTTAGTTCTTTCTTATTTCTTCTTATTTTTAAAAGCTGATTAGCTAATTTAATATTTTTAATTTCTCTAAGATCAATAGCATCTTCTAACTCTATACTCTGTTGCTGTAACGCCATTTGAATATTATTTTCAAGCATCATCTTCTCTTCTTCATCTGGTTGTAATTCTATAAATATACCAAAATCATAAAGGTTTAAATTGCTTATCTCTTCTAACGTAGCTACATTATGAACTCCAATAGCTTGAATAAACGCGTCTTTTGTTGGGGAATATTCTATAATATCAGATATTCTAAGTGATAAACATTCTGCAATTTCAGTTGTTAAAAATAATCCAGATTGTAATATATGTCTCGTGGCAGTATTTGAATTTGCTGCGGCTAATTTTTGTACACCTACTAAAGCATTTTTATCCGGCATACTACCGTCTCTAGCCTCATTTAACCCAGTGACATCACGTATCATTTGAAGATAGTAATTATAATTTGTAATTAAAGCTTGTATTTTATTACCACCACTCCCACTTGTGATTTCTTGAATTGGAACTTTACCTGGGTTCATATCACCATCTTGAGTAAACGATCTACCAATAACACTACCAGTTTGGAAGAACATATTTAATGCTTCTTGAGGATTGTAATTAGTTCCGTTACCTAAATCAATTTCTGCTAAACCATCAGCGTCAAGATAAACTCCATCTGGAACCATCCTTGATAACACTTGTTGTAATTTTAAATGAGTTAATTGAATCATATCTGCAAAACCCGTTATTCTACCAACTAAAGATTCTATTTTACCATTATACATTCTAGGAGCTACGATAGCATAATTCATTTTAACCTTTGTAAAATCACTTTTAGGGCGTAACATATTTCTAGCCATCTCCCATTTAAGTAATTTATTTGTACCAAGAATTAAAGCGCCATCATAAAGACATTCTATACTCCTCAATAATTTACTGTAACCACCTTCCATATCCTCTGGTGGATTAAACGTATCGTCTTTAGGTATTATTTTATTTGCACCGGTTCCAACTTCTTTTACTTTATAAACTTCATTCATATAAGTCTTATAATTAAAATATAAAACTTGAATCTTATTATTGTCATCATCTCTATAAGAAGTATTATAACTAGATTGATTAGACGTTGACATTATCTCTTCTATATCCCCATGCTCTAAGTGAGGAAATTGTTTTACTAATTCGTTTACAGGAATATTTTTAACCTCACCAACGTAGTATATATCATCGAAATATGGTGAATCTGTATGGGAATAAACTAAACTTGCTGGATCTACATAATCTACAGTAGCACCCTCAGATGTGTTAAATGAAGTTTTAACCGCTCCAATACCTATTGTAGTTAAATCGTAATAGAATCTCTTTTTTGTAAGCTCATAATTATTACCTTCTAATAAGACATTAATAGCTTGTTCTTCAGCTAATTCAATAGATTGCTTGTAGCTAATCTGCATGTGGATTTGTAATTCTTCTTCTGAATTTGGGAGAGTTTCTTGATCACTTTGTTTAAGATCCATCTGCAAATTATCTTTAATGTAAGCGTCGAAATCTCTAAGTCTCATGTCTGACAATATGTCTTCCATGTACTTAGTTCTTTGGCTTACACCGTATGGATCTTGGGAATAGGCTTTTATATCATAAGTTCTTTCAGCTATACCATTTACTACTATATCTACAAATTTAGGTATAATTGGAACTGGTTTCCAATCTAAATTAAGATAGGACAAATCACCATTAATCGATAACTCATCCTTATATTTTTGAATTGACTGCTCACCCCTAGCGTATAATCTTAAACTATGAAAATTATTTTTATGTGTTTTATATCTATTACCTTGTCTATCGTTATGAAACCATTCAGTCTCTATTGCTTTAGCAACTTTCAAACCGTAGTCGTAACTTAATTTTTCTGCGTCACTTACCACTTGACTAGGAAAATAACTTTTTATAACTGATTTAGCCATACTTAGTTTTCTATTATTTTTGACACATTACCAGTATTCTTATATTTAGAAATATGTACATTTAGTTTTGGTTTCTCTACTTTTGCGTTTGGAGCATACAAATGTCTATTGTTTGCCATAATTGCTAAACCTGAACTAATTGTCGCATCAAACTTTGTACGTTTATTTATATCAAATCTAGTCCAATCGCTTAATAAATCATTAAAATATAAATCTCCAAATGTTCCATCTTGTTTCATGCCAACATGATCTTGAATATACATCTCAATTGCAGCTGCATGAGCTTGTTTTATATCTTCACTGGAGTTAGGAATTCCTCCAACTTCTTTCTCTGCTACAGATAATTTATTCCATATCTTATCTGGTCTGTTCATACTAAACCCTCTATAGCCTCTTCTTCTTAAATAATAGAGTAATCTAGGTTTATTATTCTCCGCTAATATTGGCATACCATAAAATACTAATGCCATTAAAACATCTTCAAAAAATATTTCAGCCGTAGGCGGTCTTGATAAGTATTCTAAAAAGAAACTATTAGCAGGAGCATCGTCCATCGAGAATCTTGTTAACCCATGTAAAGCCCCTTTTGATCCTTGACCGTCAACCGTGCCAGAAATATCATAACTATCACATCCAAACGCTCCCATGTGTTCATTACCCGGATACTTAATACCATTCTTAAGTATTATCCTGTTTTGCAACCCAGAATTTGGAACCCAACTTACTTTAAATCTACCTTGTTGATCTGGATAAAATATAACCTGTGTATCTTTCACACCGTTAATCCATTGAAAATTACCTTTTGTAACTCCAAGGGTTCTAGACATTTCTTCGTTATAATCTATCTGTTCATATATTTTAACTAGATTAAAAATACTCCCTTTCGCTTCATCTCTAAAAGCGTGTTCAGTAGTTTTAGGGAATTGACGATAAAATTCGTTTAAAGCGTCATGATCTCCTTTTAAACCATCAGCTTCATTTTGCCAATGTTCTATAATGCCTATGTCTATTAATTCACCATCTGGGCCGAGCACATCGTGGTCTGGTGTATCAAAAACTGGAATTCCGTACTCATCAATAAATCCTTCGTAGTTCCATTCCATTGGGATAAACAAAG